GTGTCCGGCTCCTGACGCCGCAGATCCTCCAGAATCCGTCTCGCATTAACTCCCAGAAATTCATCCCTAGTCTCCACAGGATAATCCGCCTGCTCAGCCCTACGCCTAAAGGCATCCACTACGTCCTGATAAGCCCTAGACACCCCTCGTCTATGCGCCAATTCGTCTGGCGATACATTCAGCACTACAAGTTCATGTCTCAACTGCCTCGCAATACTCTCAATCTCTTCAAACGTCAGCAGATTCTCCATCCTGCGATCAAAGCGTCTCGCCGCGTCAGTACCAGTTTCATTCTCGACGTTGTTAAACATCGTCTCCCAATCGTCCAAGACAGCTCGAGCGTTCGAGGTCAGGCCGCTTCGGTTCCGCACCGAGCTGTACGTCCTGCTGCCTTCCAGTGATGACCGGTTAGGGCTTGGGAACTCGTCGGTAAACCTAGTCCTCGCTATCTCTCTCCGCTCTCTAGCAAGCTCCTCCATGAACTCTAGAACTTCCTCCGGCCTGTTCACCGTCAACCACTCCAGCCATGCCTCATTCGCAGCTTGATTCAGATAGTCTGGCTGTCGACTCGCCTCAAGTGGAACGCGAGGAGTGAACGGACGACGAGAGTGCTCCATCAACTCCTCAGGCGTCATCTCCGACAGATCCTGCCCTGCGTCCATCTTCAGTTGGAACGCACGCTGGCCATATCCACGCCCTATCTCTCTCCCTGTCGGAGCATCCCTAACTGGCAACCCACCACCAGTAATAGGATACCCTAGACCTTCTTCAAATTCCCTAACTGCCCTCGCAATATCCTGCTGATCAGTCGCCAGCGTCTTTACATTCCTACTCCCGCCAACTCCTAGGAGCCCCCCCGATCCAGGCGTAAAATCCATAGCTTCAGTAAGCCCTCTCGGCACATCTGGATATTGATTCAACGCCTCCACTAGCGCAGGAATCTGATTCTCCCCATACTCCAACACCCCCGCCTTATACTTCAGCCCTGGCACCATCTGCTGCATGAGCTCCATTGTCCTACCCTGGAAGACCCGCTTCGCAAACTCAATCGCCTTCGGGCTAACATCCGTGATCCGCTTGAGGAGCTTGATCCCCCCTATAATATCCTCAGGCTGCAAAGGAACTTCTGCAATCCTTGCTTCTTTCTTATCGCCCTCAGTAAGCTCAAGCCGCCCCTCTGCCGCATTCCGTCTATGAAAGTCAAAAGGATCTATCAACTTTGCTTCAGGCTGCAGAGGCTTCCGAACAATCCGAGCCCGTCGCTCTTCTTCCTTCGACAACGTAGTCTTCCCCAACGACCTCGCAGTCACGTCGGCGAGCGCCACCTTTGGTGATAATTTCACACGAGAGCGTCCCATTACTTCTCCGTCGGAGTCTCACTCGACTTCTGTGTCGTCACCACTTTACCCGTCTCATCATGCGTCTTAATCACGGAGTCCCTCGGCGCAGCGCTCTGCCTCTCAACGCCCTGCAACGGGAGCTTCTTCATCTGCACAGGATTGCTCGCGTCATAGTTCCTCCCACCATGCACTGGGTCTCCCGCCTCTACGAGGCCCAGCCTCGCCATCTCCGCTTTCCTGTCGCTCCTACTATGCACGTCGCAGCCAAGCCCCTCGTCGTAGTACGGCTCGAAGGTGTCGATAACGCACATCTCTGGAACCCGCTCCATCATACCACTGCAGTGCGCGCAAGGCACTGGGTGCCTGCGGTCTTCGACCAAGCGCTGTTCGTCCTTCTGCGTCTGGCAATGCTCACATCGGAAGGTGTAGAGGGGCATTACGACCTGCGTTGTCTTTGATAAGGCACAACAGACGATCCACTACCACGCCAATTAGGATCAGTACCTACTCCTCGAAGCCATCTTCTATACTCAGGATTACTCATATTCCAATTAGAGTTATTTAATGGCGTTACTCCAGTAGGACTAGACCCAGGCCCAAGTCGATTTATATCTTGAGCACTCCGACCTTCTAAAGCCTGGGGATATAAGGATTGTAGAAAGGCTCCATAATTACCTCCCCAATTCTGATTCTGTCCTATCTCTCCTAGCGCTTGCCATTCATTCGCAGCCTGCTGCTGAATACTAAGAGAGCTAGCAAATAAATTACCAACATCCGATGCTCTACGGGCTGGCTGAGGATGTGCAGATCGCATCTGCCCCCTAGCAGCCTTCGCTCTCGGATCTGGCTGCAACGACTGCATCGTCGCCCGACTTGTCTGCCCAAGCGTGCCTAACTGCTGCTGCTCAATAATCCTACTTGGAGGATTAGGACGCATGGGCTCAGTCGGAGGAAGAGCGTGCCACTTCTGCCGCCCCAGCGTCCTTTGCTGCTGCTGCTCAAGAATCTCACCCTGCAATCGCCGCCGCCTCCTGGGCTCATCCGAAGGAGGAGGAAGAGCGGGCAACACCCGCTGCCCCAGCGTCCCCTGCTGCTGCTTCTCAATATCCTGATACTCCCGGTTCCTCGGCGTCGCCACGTTCGGATTGTCCAGCTTCTGCTGCGCTTCCCTCGCCTGAATCTGAGCCTTGTCCCGAGCGATCTCTAGGTCCTCAGCCGTAGGTGGAGGCTTCGTAGGTGTCTGCTGCTGCCCCTGCCCAATCGACGCAAACGTCTCATCCGCGACTACAGCCGCTCTCGATTGCTGTGGCGCTACCGTTTTCGCGCGAATCTGACCTTCCCTCGGCACTACCGGCACTAGAGGGATCGGAAGGGCCTCTATACTGCCGGGCTTTGGCGGAGGAGTCCAGAACTCGGGGATGTACATCCTCGGCTCTAGGCCCAGGCGAGCCCGCCGTGCATCCTCCTGTCTCGCGCGTTCCACCTTCTTCTCATGAGCCTTCAGCCGGGCAGAATACGACATATCTGATTCGCGTGGTATGTCGTACGCGGAATCTGGTATCGCGGGATCTATTCGCATGGATTTCTCTTTCGCGCGAGCCTGCTCTATCTCTATCTGTCGAGCCGCCGCATTCTTACGACGTTCAGACTCCCGCTGCGCACGAAGCCGCTGCTGTTGCTGTGCCTGCTGAGCTTCCTGTGCGCGTATCTGATTCGTCTGCTGCTGCTGCCGACGCTTAGCCTCCGCGTTTGCATCCACTCTCTGCTGATGAGCAGCGGCCGACTTCGCACGCTGCTTTTCCTGCATCGCCTTAATCCTCTGCCGCTCTGCCTGCTGTTCTGCGTAAGATGCCATTAGCTTGTCACCGCATTCCCGGTCTGTCGACCAGCACTAGGAGGAGCTTCGTTGAACTGCTCCGGCAGAGCAGCCCCAATCCGTTCATCTCTATTCCGTCCCGCTTGCACCGCCTCCAGCGCAGCCTCATCTTGCACAATCGGCTTACCTTCCTCGTCGAACTGAATCGCTCCCTCGCCTTCCAACGCTCCAGCAGCAGCCCGCAACATCGGCAAAATCTCTTCCACCATATGCTCATCGAACCCACGCGCGAGCAAGCGCCTAGCCAGCTCCGGCAAGTTCGGCGGAACCTGCCAGAACTCCACGAACACTGGCGTTAGGCCAGCAAACAAGTTGAGCAGATCCATCCACTGAGAGCGCTCCACGCTCTTCGCCGTGGCATGACTAGCAATATCCATTGTAGTCATATACTCGCCCTTGGCCATCTCTTCATCAATCTCCAAGAACGTGCTAGCATTCCTGTCTAACAGGAACAGCCTCTCCGGCCGGTACTGTGCATCTAACTGCCACATTTTCCTTGCTTTACGAACCTGGAACTCCGATAGCAAGTTCGATTTACGACCCTCACGACTCGTGTTACGTTTCTCGATAATATCCGCTTCAGTGGCTGTGTCCGAGGACTCCATCCTCTGTGGCTGTGGCGTCCCAAGGGACCTGTCGAACATGTTCTGCAGGACATTTAGGAGTTCTCCCTTTTCGGGGGGAATCTGATGAAACGGCAGCGGCACCACCGCCTGACCCTTCGCATCCATCAGACCCGGCACGGCAATAACGCTTCCGTCTGGCGCGTCCATAATCTGCTGCATTTTCTCTGTCGTGATTCCGCTGGCAGGATCCACTAGCCATACGTTCTTCTGCTTCCTGATAATGCTCAAGTTCATGTCCAGAACTTCGTTCACGAGGCTCTGAACAGTATCTCCCCCACCTAGGAGCACTGTAGGCTTATGAAACCATCTCCTCAATCCAGGCGTGAAGCTAAGCGTCTCCGCAGGATAATCATCAAGGAAGTGATAAGGCCACTCCTCATCATAGCGGAGAAACTTCTCATGTCCCTCCGCGATCGTGAGCACAATGTCACGGAACTTCCCTCGTCCAACTGGAAAGTTCTTGGCCCAGACTTCCCATCCCCTGACCATATCAAAGCCATCGTAGTCCTGGCCATCTTCCTTCTCCGGCGCATCCTTCCATCGACTCGGCTTCAGCGATGACGTATTGTCGTAGTTCGTGTCGCCTTGCACTTCCTCGACCGGCAACTCCCAGCCGAATGCCATCCAACGGGCATCAGGCGGCCCTTCCATGCTCAGCAGGTCCGTCAAGAACATGTCCGAAGGCCAATGAACTGCGAACGGGCTCTCATTCTGCACGTTCACGTTCGCGGAAGGATTTTTCCTATCCATGAACTTTTTATGCAGCGCAATATGATCCTTCACCACAAACGTCACAAGCTCGATTGCGTGATCAGGCATACCCAGGAGCCCACCCTGCAGCATATGCATATGCACTTGGATATGATGATGGTGATCTTGCGACTCAGAGACCCTCGTTGCCTGACCGATTTGGAGGAACAAGTTCTCCTCATTCGGATCCTCGAAATCCAACTCCGAGCTGATGTCCGGCTGGAGAAGCTCTTGCAGCATCTTCTCCCTGTCCGCTGTATAACCAATCTTTGCCACACCATACGGGAACAGGAAGGCACTAAGCGCCACTCGCTCGTCGACTCGCAGCTGATTCGTCTCTCGATACCTGTAGTTCATGATCTTCGACTGCCCCTGAGCGCGGGACAGACTGTTCGGATCACTGGGATCGATCGGCGCGGCCGCACGCTCGTCCTCTGGAAACGACTGGAACACAGGATTCGCATCCAGCATGTTGCTCAGGCTCTGGTCTATATAACCATAGACGATATTCGACTTTGTCCTGCGAATATGCTCTTCCTGGTCCGTGTCACTCCCCTGGCTAGCCTCGCGAGCTGTCGTCTCTTCATTGTAAAACTGATCAACCAGGACTTCACTTGCCTGGAAGAGCGGCTTCAGCTTCCTAATCGTGTAGTCGACGCGAGTCGCCCAGAACTTAACTCGATCAATCTCTTTGGATGGATAGGCCATTATATGCCTTATTTAATAACTCGAGGGTACTCATGAAAATCAAAAGGGGTGTCTGGAATCTCTGATATAACCTTCCCACTGTCATCCTTGAACAGCTTACCTCTAGCGGCGGCCTTATTAGCCTCTGCCGTATTCGACACTATATCACTAGCCTGTGTCTCCCTAGCGAACCTATAACCCTCCTGGAACTTATCAGACCAATCCTTCGCTACATGACTAACATGCTCCTTAGCCATCTCACCTGTAGCATTATAACCGAACTTCTTCGCAGCGAACGCATCTCCAATGATCTTTACATCTCGATCAGGAATGCTTGCCAGGGTCTTCTTACTCAATGCCAGTTCCGCACGAACATCCCTAGCAACAAAGTCTCCAATGATCTGCGGATTGTTAAGCCTGAACTGATCAAACCGATGTAGAGTTTTATTCAGCAACACCTGCCCAGCTTTCGACAGCCCCATCAGACGTTGCGGAGCGAACTGCATCTTCCTCGCATCAGGCATCTCAGCCCGCACATCACTATCCCCTACCCCAAAGAAATGCCCTCTCTTCAAAGCCTCCCTATCCGCCTGCGGCAACTGATCAGGACGCATCAGTCGAGCCTCTGTAGTTCGAGGCTTCTTCCTACGCCCTACCGACGTACGACCAAGCGATGCACGAGTGGCGTCCGCCACCGCTACCTGCTGTGATTTTTTCACATCAGTCAAGACACATCTCCGGCCAGTCTATTGTCGGCTCAGCAGGCAACATAATCGTCTCGTTCCTGCGAGCATTTCCCGCGCCAATAGCGCGACGACGACCCATCGCCTGGTCGAATGTATAGACAGCAGGCTTGATAATGGGGATGCCTAGTGGCGTTATTACCTCAGCGGCCATGCCGCGCAGGCTCTGCAGCTTCATCCCAACGATGGCCAGGCCGTCCACTTGATCGTCGTAACGGCCGCGAGGGAACCGCGAGATCTCATGCTTGAGCGCTCCAAGCCACGGAGCGTTCGCAGGGACATGAATGTAACCCATCTGCATCGCTCCAGCAATACTGCCCGCACGCTCAGGAGCATCCTTCCCTCCCATCCCAGATATGCTTACATCGTCAAGGATCGTAAAGACCATCTCGTCCATCATGCGCTTCCGCAGAACTGGGCCAATCGCTTTCTGCAGTGCAACTCGCTCACAGAACCACCTTATCGGACGCTGCCCTGTTTCTTCCGCTTGCATCAGCTCAATGCAGTTCTCCACACCTTCTAGAATATCTGTCTGTTTCCGACTCAAGTGCGTGATCCAGATATGCCCCTTCGGATCTACTCCGAACACGATGTGCACGGTGAAGTCCCCACTGCCCTTCGTCAATGCCCAGTCACTCACCCCGTACCAGACGAGGCGCGAGGGCAACTCATCAACGCCGTACTCCAACAGCCAATCAGGGCGGAACATCTCACCCTCGTCGCTAACTGGCTTCTGTTGGTGAAGGGCTTGGAAGAGGACTGGATGGCGGGCTCTTATCGCATAAAGCTCTTCCAAAGGTCGTCGGTTAGGTCCCTCTGGAAGAAGTGCTGTCTCCACTGCGCGATTCAGCGGATCACCCTCTTCTGCGATGGAAGGAATGGCAAGGACCTCCCAGTCCTCTTCTCCTGCTTCGTTCAGCTTCTCCACCCTGCCGCCCAGATCATCATCGTGCCACCGTTGCATGATCAGGATAACTGAACCACTGCCTTCGCGATACGATCGTAGTCTGTTGAGGAGAACGGCGGAGTACCAATTCCACACGCTTTCACGATGTGCAAGGCTTGCTGCCTCGTCATAGTTCTTGAACGGGTCGTCGATGATAGCAATGTGCGCGTGAAATCCAATAATTCCACCAGCGACTCCGGAGGCCTTGTAGCTTCCTCCGAGAGTAGTCTTCCAAGCATCTGCTGCTGCAGCTTTGGCAGAGATTTCAGTTTCTGGGAAGAGCAGTCCATAACGAGGATCCTGGATTATGTCGCGTGCAATGCCGCCGAACTCAGCAGCCTTGTCCTTGTTGTAGCTGCCCTCGATTAGCTCGTACGTTGGATTCCTGCCCATGACCCACGCGGGAAAGAGCTCCGAACAAAGACGAGATTTGCCCACGGCAGGTGGGATGAAGACAGCAAGTCTGCGAAGCCGCCCAGCTTCCACATCCTCAAGCTTCTCTGCAATCAAGCTATGAACTGGGAACGACTCGTACGTCGGGTCTATGTAACGAGCGAAATCGACGAGGCCGCTCTGCGCCTTCTTCCTGGCAATGAGCGCCTGTGCGACTTCCTTCGGAGAGGCAGTCCCAGCAGAGGGCTCTTGGCTCGTCAAGCTCCGAAGGTCGTTGCCTGTTATCACCCAGCAGCCTCCGCTTCGATTGCTTCTCCCAGCACCAGACGCTCTTCGTCCGTCAGCTCAGAGAACTCTGCCTCCACGGCATCGGGATGCGTGGAAGCGAGCTTGTTCAGCAGGCCCACGAGCGAACCAGTCGTCGCTTGATCCAAGCTATGCACGACAGTCTTATCAATCTCTTTCCGCTCCGTGTAACCTCGCTGCTTCCCGAGGGTCTGCAGAACCTTCCAACTATACCCTAGATCCCCCTGCTCAACGGCCGAGAAGATATTATCCTCTGCCGTGTCCACCATGTTCTCGCGAGCCTCGTTCCACACTTCGAGCAAGACGGGCGAACGAATCACATGATAGCGAACTGCTTGCGGCGAGGACATCCCCAGCTGCTTAGCGACCTTAGCGAGCTTACCATTATGTTGTATGAGAGCGTCGGCTATCTGTGCGGTTAGCTCCTCACCTTGCGCATCTACAGCCGCTTGGACAGCGGGATCTTTCTTAGCACGGTGATGAATGAGAGGAGCGCTGCAACCGGCCAAAGCCGCAGCCTGTTCTACCGTAGAAGCTTCACCCAAAGCGCCTACTAGAACACTAGAGGAAAACTCCTCTCGACGCCCTTGTCTACCTCTCATCTTGACTTCCCATATGTGCAGTCCTCGAACAGCTGCTCCGTCCCGAAGTGCAGTTGGCAGACAGCAAGCCCTGTCATATCTACCATGCGGCAGCCATCGCCGTTCACGATGAGCTTGTCGTCAGAGAAGCCCTTTCGCTCAATCCAGGCTTTCAACTCTCCGACAGTCCAACGGCGCTGAATGGGGGGTAGGGACCGACTCGCAGATTCCTCTGCGGCTGGCGGACAGTTGTCACTGCGAGCCATTAGGACCCGCCCCCCTTTGCTCTTGTGAAAGCTTGCTGTTCCCGATAGCCATTACCTGCGCCGGCTGAAGCCCATGCCGCCCAGCAATCTCAGCGTAGAACTCCCCGTCTTTGATCTCTTGCTCCACAGCCTGGCGCGTGGCCCAGAGCTGCTGAACTGGCAGCACAGCGTACTCGGAATCCATACCCCAAATATACAGCCCGGCGGCCCAGTTGTCAAGCTCCTGGCGCTAGCCAGCGCGCTAAATCCGATAATATCCCGGCTGTCCACTTGCGCCACACGAACACACAACGGCGCAGCCACCGCTCCCCTCATGTGAATAATGCACATAAGATAATGGACGTAAGGAATTTTTATTCTGAAATCTTCTGACGTCGAGATCTATATCCCGCGCGTGCGCGGGGGGTTCCCCGCACTTTTGGGGACTATTTGGTCCCACGCGATACAACTAGATACATCGCTAGACCACGCAGTACATACTAGCGCCCCACAACTAGTGCGTGGTATCACATGGCATCTAGCCATCACGCCACAGTACTACATTGTACAAAGAGATACAACGCATCCCATCGCCTTATATAATGAACGCATAAACAACTATACGCGAAACCCCATCCTAGCAAATACCATGCCAAAACTATTTTATCTAGGGTGCTGGCATGATTATTGCGTACGCGCAATTTATGCACTATATACCGAGTACTGATCCCGATCGGGGCCCCTAGAACGCAATTATTGCACTAGGTGAAGGAAGCAATATCTATACCAACGTTACAAATCAGCGCAATAATTGCACCACAGTACTATATGATACCACTAAAAATATGTATTTTACACGAGTACGGCATGGTGGCACAGTACTTGCATGGTTGTTGCCAACATGTGGTCCTAAATTGGGACCTAGTAACCATATACCGGGGAAATGCCATACGACACATTTAATCAGTATTCATCACAGTACGTCGCCTAGGACGCCAACCGGCTAGAACTGGCCGTATACGGGAAACTAGGTATCATAGTGGGTGCGTTGGCCGGGGCGAGTATATACCCCCCGGTAGGTCCCCGAAATCGGCGGGAACTTTTAACGACTAGTTATCT